CCTAATCCTCTTGATTTATTTGATTCCATATAATTTGTTTTGTAGTTTACGATCGCCCCGTAGGGCGACCGCTCTACAGTTTGATTAATTGTTTAATCGTTTCTCTATATTTGCATATATTTCCATTCCCTCATCAGTTTTAAACCAAGCGGCTAAAGCTGAATATGGATGTTCATCAAATGGAACTGTCATTAGTTTTCTACCATTAGACGCCCAAGTGAAATGTCTTTGATCGTGAGATAAATTTAATATATTCATTTCAGTAGCTTTGATACCAAAGTTTCTAAGTACAATATTTTCATCATTTACTAATTCTAAGAACAACTGAGGGTTTTTCTTAGCATAAATAAGTAAATCTCTTCTAAGTTCTTTAGAACTCATCTTTGATACCTTGGAACCGTATTCAATACGCATAACTGCTTCTGCTGTATCTATATCTAAAGCCCTAGCAGCTAATAATGCATCAACTTCTAATTCTAATGTTTCCATTTGATTCTCAGCTATTGCTTCTGGTACATATTCTTGAAAAAGTTTATTTCTATGAGGATGATATAGAGAAAGCAATTTTTGTAAAATAACTTTTTCTTTTTCGACTAATAAAGTTCCTCCTCTAAAAACAATGTGTTCTAATCTTTGATCACCTTGCATTTCGTCAACAAAGGGAGTTTTTTGATTTTCACAATACTTTAATTCTCTTTCATAACCTTTTTCTTCGTCGAAATAATAAATATTAGCAGATTTAATCATATAGGATAGGGGTTTTAATCCATTTTTTAAAAAATAAGTTCTATTTTTTATCTCCCAACCATCTTCTGCTTTTTTATAACTTGGTTCTTTTCTTGTTGCTTTTGTTTCTTTTGGTTGTTCTACAACCTGTGGCGTTTCTACCACTTCTGTTTTTGTTTCTTGTTTTTTTGCCATAATATAATATATAATAAAATTAATAAAATAAAAGGGGTTGGGGCGAACCCCAACCTCTCTTAATATAATAAACGCTTATTTCAATAACATAAAGTTATTAGCGCCTTGTGTAACTAAACATCTTTCTGATAACATATGTATTTCCATTGCATCTAAAGCAGATGTAGAAGCACCAACAGAACCAGTAACCCAAGTTTTCATTTTTCGGTTATCAGTTGCTGAAGCTCTATATCTAACGTGTAAGAATGGACGTTTCATATTCTTACCTAGTTGTTGGTCATATACTGATGAAGTACCAGCTGGAACAATAACTCCTCTAACGGCGTTAACAGTATCTCTAGAATTAATACCACCTCTAGTAGCTTTATCATTTAAGTATCTAAAGTCAGACTTATAAAAGTCATAAGAACCTCTTCTAAATCCTGAGAAACCTAAATTAAGTGCCATGTCTTCAGAGTTATTAAATACTCCATAAGAAGTACCACCAGTTCCGTAAGAATTCATAGAAGCTAACATGTCATCTATTGCTAGAGATGTAGCTCTGTTTACGAACATCATATTTTCCTCAATAGCACCTTGAGCATCAAACTCAGCTAAAATAGCATCAAATTCAGCTAAATCAGTAGCATGATTAACACCAGTAATACCAGTAGTAATATTACCTCTATCTGAAATAGCATCAAATAAACCTTGCGTTCCCCAGTTACCTGAAGCAGCAGCGTCAGTTCCACCTAAGTAGTTATCAGCTTCGGAGTTAGCATTAGTAACTTTAATTGATTCTAACATTGCCATTTCTAATTGATCAGTAAATCTCATTCTTGTTTCAGATTCAGCTTTTAAGTACCATAAGTACCCAGAAGTTCCGTCTTCTTGAGAAATTTCAACCCAACCAATTCTAGAAGCATCAGAACCAGAAACACTATAATAGTCTTTCATTATAATTGGTTTGTTACTAAAAGATTTGAATTGAGGTTCGTTAGATTGACGAGAACTAGAAGCTTCGTAAACGTTACCAGTTGTTAAATCGTCAGCGGTATATGATCTACCTTTTCCGTATTCAGAACCTACAACTAATACAGTTACAGTATCAGTACCAAAACCGATACCTGCTAATGTTCCTGCTGTAGTCACTGAGTTATAAGGAGCTACATCGATATCATCAGCTGTAACACCTGTAACAATACACATAGCTGTTAAAGAAGAACTAGCTACTAAAAGTAGGTCGTTAACTCTAATACCGTGATCAATAGCTGAAGTTGATGTAGCGTTTCCATCAATATCACTATCGATTTCAATAACACCACCTGGTTCAGTACCGTTCACTGCTTGTGCGGTAGCACTTTTAATGTTTCCTATATAAGATAGATGTAATCTACCTTGTTCAGACCATACGACTTGATCAGCCGTCATAGCCTCTTCTGCACTAACTTGAGATAAAAAACCAGAAATAGTTCTGTTTCCAAAAACTTCCGCTTCTTTCTCCATTAGGTCAGGTACATATTGTTGCGCCCAGTCCGTAGACCCCGACGCTAAATCTAAGTAATTTGTATTTTGAGCCTGCTTAGTTGGAGCTGGCACACTATTTAAATTACCTCCTGGATTTGATATTGGCATAATTTTGTAATTTTAAATTGTTATTTGTTTTTAATTTTAAATTTGAAATCATTAGAATCTTCACCTAACACCCTTACTTTAATACCACCAGCTTCAACTACACCTGAATGTTGTTGTCGTGGATCCATACTAATGTTTTTAGATTTAGCTACGCTATTTTTTAAAGCGTCAGCCTTACCTTGTTCGTAAAAGTGGTTAGCAATTTTATCAGCGTTCATAGCGGTATATAACGATTTGTGATAACCTTTAGCATCTTCCATTTCATTGTTTTTGTTCAAAAACTTTTTGACAAAATTATTAATGTCGCTTTGCGTATCTTTTACCGCGCTTGAGTCTTTAACATTAAACCTAAACTTCTTTTCTCCAACTTCATATTCAAAACCTTTGAATTCTTTATTGAATAATTTATTAGTTTTATTTAAAAACGTATTTTTCTGCTTATCTGCTACTCCTTGCTGCTCCTCTGATTCCTTGTTGTACCTATTGAAGAAATCAATTGCTTTCTGTTGCTCACCCGTGAGCTTAGAACCATATTTGATATCTTCGTAATATTTGGACTTTGCACTGTCCAGGTGTTGCTTTGCTTGAGCAACTTGCTCCTTCAAAGCTAATTTTTTTCTTCGCACATCTCTGTCCTCATCTACATCTTCGTCAAACGAAAAATTATCTTCCATTAGAAAGTCTATTTCTTCTGAGTCTAAATGAGGTTTTGTTTGTTTGTAGTATTCTTTTAGTAAAGCGTTATTGTCTAGTTCAGAATAATCTTGATTTAGTTTAACATAATCTTCTAAATCTCCACCTGTGTCTTCCATAAATTGCATTAACTTTTGGATATTCTCAGGAAGTTCTTTTCCGGTAGTTTCGGCTTCAGCAACCGCTTCTTCGACTTGCTCCACGAGCTCTTCTACTTCTTCTGTTATTTCTTCTAAGACTGGAGTTTCTTGTGTTTCAGTTTCCGGTTGTACTTCTTCTTGTTCTTGTGTGGAGTCGGTAGTTTCAGTGAGTTCAACCACTCCTCCGTCGTCAGTAACGTCTTCTTTAATTTCTTCATTTTCTTTTGGTGTTGGTGGTTTACTTAAATCTACTTTTGTAACATCATCGTCTTCAGTTTTCTTTAGATCGACCTTAGTTACGTTGTCTACTTTTTCTACAACTTCTTCAGTTGTTTCTTTTTTCTTTTTTGCCATAATATAATATAATAATAATTAATACTTTGTTTATTGGGGTTCGAATGCCCCTAAATTGAATCCACCACCCATTATATCATTACCTGATGATTCAAAGTTTTTAGGTGGTTTTTGATTATTTCTTTGGTCAATCATTTCTGATTGTTGTGTCGCTTGTATTCTTGTTCTTTTGTCCTTACGATCTTCTTTTTCTTTTTCTCGTCCTTTAACTCCTTCTACCTCCATTTGTCTAAGCTGCATATTATATTGAAACTCTTGTTCCATTAACATTTTCTTTAACTCTCCTTCTGCTTGTAGTTTTTGTAAATCTAACTGCGATTCAACTTGAGCAAGCTCAGCTTTAGATTGTGTAAGAGCTTGGTTTTTTTGCACTTCCATTTGAGCGGCAGCTTGCTGCGCTTGGATATTAGCTTCGGATTGCGCTTGAATATTTTGTTGTTGTATTTTCTGGTCTCTATCTATTTTTTGTTTTCTTCTAATTTTTAATAGTGAATTAGCCAGTTTTAGATTTTTTATTTCTCTAACATCAATAGCGTCTTCTAACTCTACGTTTTGCTGAGACAACGCCACTTGTATATTATTTTCCAATAGAGCTTTTTCTTCTTCGTCTGGAGACAATTCAATAAATATACCAAAATCATATAAATGTAGTTCTGACATTTCTTCTAGTGTAGCTACGTTATGCGCGCCAATAGCTTGTATAAAAGCATCTTTAGTTGGTGAATATTCTATAATATCAGATATTCTTAAAGATAAACATTCCGCAATGCTAGACGTTAAAAATAATCCAGACTGTAATATATGCCTAGTAGCTGTATTTGAATTAGCCGCAGCCATTTTTTGCACACCGACTAAAGCGTTTTTATCAGGTGTTGTACCGTCTCTAGCTTCGTTTAATCCAGTTACATCTCTTATCATTTGTAAATAATAATTATATGTACCTATTAAACTTTGCATTTTATTTCCTCCGGATCCAGATTGTATTTCTTGAATAGGTACCTTACCAGGATTCATATCACCTTCTGAAGTAAAACTTCTCCCAATCACAGATCCAGTTTGGAAGAACATGTTTAAAGCTTCTTGTGGATTATAATTCGTTCCATTACCTAAGTCTATTTCAGCAAGTCCATCTGCGTCTAAATAAACTCCATCAGGAACCATACGTGACATAACTTGTTGTAATTTTAAATGCGTGAGCTGAATCATATCTGCAAAACCCGTAATACGTTTTACCAACGAATCAATTTTACCCTTGTACATTCTAGGCGCTACAATAGCATAGTTCATTTTAACTTTAGTAAAATCACTTTTAGGACGCATCATGTTTTTTGACATTTCCCATTTAAGTAATTTATTTGTACCAAGAATTATAGCTCCTTCGTAAAGACACTCTATACTTCTATGTAGTCTTTCGTATCCACCTTCTTTTTCTGCTGGAGGATTAAATGTGTCATCTTTCTCTATTGCTTTATCTGCTCCAGATCCAGTTTCTTTCATCTTGTAAACTTCGTTCATGTAGCTTTTATAGTTGAAGTATAATATTTGAACAGAGTTATTGTCTATTTCTCTAGATGTATTGCCACCATGATTATAGTTATTGGTATATGTAGATTTTGTTTTTACTAATTCCTCTAAATCTTCGTGTGTTAAGTGCGGAAATTGTTTAGCTAATTCATTTACTGGAATTGTCTTAACCTCTCCTACATAGTATATATCATCAAAATATGGTGATTCTGTATAAGAATATACTAAATCAGCTGGATCAACATAATCTATAATAACTCCTTCTGAGGTGTTAAATCCAGTTTTTACAGCCCCAATACCTAACACTGTTAAATCATAATAGAATCTTTTCTTTATTAACTCGTAATTATTACCTTCCATTAAAACTTTTAACGCTTGTTCTTCTGCTATTTCCACAGACTGTTTATAAGATAATTGCATGTGCAAGGCTAATTCTTCTTCGTTAGCTGGCAATGTTTCTGGATCGTTTTCTGATAAGTCAAGGTTAAAGTTTTCTTTTACGTACGCGTCAACGCTTTTCATTTTCATGTCTCTAACAATAGATTCCATATATTCGGTACGTTTACTTACTCCATAAGGATCTTGTGAATAAGCTTTGATGTCGTACATTCTCTCTGCAATACCATTTACAACTATATCTACGAATTTAGAAATAATTGGAACTGGCTTCCAATCTAAATTAAGATAGGACAAATCACCGTTTATAGATAATTCATCCTTATATTTTTGAATTGATTGTTCTCCACGAGCATATAGTCTTAAATTGTGGAAGTTGTTTTGGTTAGTTGAGTATCTATTGTGACCATGGTCTTTATGAAACCACTCTGATTCAATAGCTTTAGCTATCTTTAATCCATAATCATAACTTAGCTTTTCAGCATCACTTACGACTTGACTAGGAAAAATATTTATAACAGACTCTGCCATATTTTACTTTATTATTTTAGATGCGTTTCCAGTATTTTTATACTTCGCAATATTTATGTTTAATTGTTGTTTCTCAATTTTAGCATTTGGTCTATATAAATGTCTATTACAAGCCATTATAGCTAATCCAGAACTAATGGTTGCGTCAAATTTAGTTCTTTTGTTTATATCAAATCTGCTCCAATCATTTAAAGTTTCGTTAAAATATATGTTTCCATAATTTCCATCACCTAAGTGACCTACGTGACTTTGTATATACATTTCAATAGCAGCCGCGTGAGCTTGTTTAATATCTTCGCTTGAATTAGGTATTCCACCTATTTCTTTTTCTGTTACAGATAATTTGTTCCATAACTTATCTGGTCTATTCATAGAATAACCTCTATAACCTCTTCTTCTTAAATGGTATAATAATCTAGGTTTATTGTTCTCACAAAGTAATGGCATTCCGTAAAATACTAAAGCCATAAGTACGTCTTCGAAAAATATATCAGCAGTTGGAGGTCTTGCTACATACTCTAAGAACATATGATTTGGAGGACAGTCTTCCATGCTAAATTTAGTGAGTCCGTGTAAAGATCCATTTGATCCTTTTCCGTCCACTGTTCCCGATATATCGTAACTGTCACAACCAAAAGCTCCCATGTGTTCGTTTGCAGGATATTTCACATTGTTCTTCATTACGATTTTATTCTGCATGTGACTTGGTGGAAACCAACTCACTTTGAATCTACCCTTCGGATCTGGGTAGAATATAACTTGTGTGTCTTTTATTCCATTTACCCACTGAAAATTCCCAACTGATAATACAGCTGAATTTCCTATACCTTCGTTATAATCTATCTGTTCGTATATTTTAACTAAGTTAAATATAGAATTTTTAGATTCATCTCTAAATGCGTGTTCTGTAGTTCTTGGAAATTGTCTATAGAATTCGTTTAACCCATCTTGATCAGATTTCAATCCTTCTACTTCGTTGTTCCAATGTTCTATTATACCTACATCTATTAATTCGCCGTCTGGTCCGAGGACATCATTATCTGGATTATCGAAAACTGGATATCCGTGTTCGTCAATAAATCCCTCATAGTTCCATTCCATTGGAATAAACAAAGAGTATAAACCAGACTTTGTTTGGCCATTTCTATTTCGCGATGTGACATCTGACGCGTTGTATAGTTTTTTAAAATTGTCTCCACCTTTGTCTAATGCGTTTGAAGTTGAGCCCATCATACACTTACCAACAATCCTACTACCTAATCGCAAGCATGTTTTAGTAACTCTCCAATTGTTTAGTATATTATCGGGTCTCTCCCATTTACCACTTTCATCATGTACTAGTAGATTTAGTTTCTCTCCATCGTAACTGTTATCTCCAGTGTTCTTCCAATCTATCGTTGTGTCTAATCCTTTTATATCTTCTAACTTCTCGTTAGCTGTTATCTTTTTTCTTGTAAATTTACTCGCAGGTACCCTATACGCTAGTTCTGTTTTAGGTCGATCCATACCATCTTGTATGGGTTTAAAAAAGAATGGATAGTTAATTGATATAGGAACTACTTTGTCGGTAAACATCTTTTTAGCATCAGAACCAGTTTTTGAAAGTATACCATATCTGGCGTCACCCGTTAAAGTAGCTAAATTAACTGTTTCAGCTGAAGACATAAAAGAAAATCCAGAACGCCTGTTTTTAAGGTAGCACATACCGTAACATCTTTTATCTGCTTTACAAGCTTCCCAGAATATATAAAACAATCTGTTTGCTTCTCTAAAATCTGGGGCACCTACGTCTATTTTACTCCATTGCAAATACATATAGTGCGTACCAGTTACCCAGGTTGGTTTACCATTGTTCACAAACCAAAAACCCTCTTCTCTTCGTTTGAATTCTTCGTCTATATAATCGTACCATTTTTCTTTTTGATCCTCCGGGTAACTTCTCCAATCAAATATATTCTTAATACGACTAAGTTCTTTAGGGTATTCTTGCCTCACCCACTTGTTCTTTGTATGTTTATATATCTCTTTAGGAGATTTAGGTAGCGCTATAACTAGATCCTGTATTTCTATGATTTCACCGATAACACCGTTATGAGATAGTACAATTAGATCGTGTTCTTTGTTATAACCATACTTCCACTTCTTACCTCTATTCATTCTGGTAATAGTGGTTCTTTTTATCGGTTCAACCGTATTAACTAAATTTTGCTTGTACATTACTTAGATCTACCTTCTGCGAATCCTTTAAAGACTTCTTCCTTTCTCTCTTCAGGTGCCTTGCCCTCAAGTAGATTCTCTTCCTCTTGAATTCTTGTAAGTATTTCGAATGCGTCAAATATTGCTAGTTTTTTAGTAGCTGCAGCGTTCTTTAATCTATCAGCGGTAATATCATCTCCAGAATCAACAATAGGTTCTTTAGCTACCTTGATTAATTCCTCCACTGCTTTCTGCCCAGCTTGGATTATACTCTTCTTCGTTTCCTTGGTATTCATATTTAATTGTAATAAATTTAGT